GAATCACTTTGCGCTGAGACTCTCCGAGTTTTGCTCCGAGCAGTGTTGCGATGGCGTTGGCGTCCCATTCGCGTTCAACCTCCAATGCCGACTCCTTCCATTCCTCCAGCCGCTTGATGCGCTCTTGTAACCGCAGGTTCTCCTCATCCAACAATTGCTGCTGCCGGATGATTGAGTTTGCCGCGTTGAGTTCGCGTTCCAGCCTCCTGCACAGCATGCCCAGCTCTGCTACATTGTGAGGTGTTGAGTCTGATATTGGGGTGTCGCTCATTTCGCCTCCTTCCATTTACCAATCGTGCGGAGGAAAGCCTCTGCTCGTTGGGATGCGGTGGCATTAACAACTGCAAACCTCCACGGCGCAGGATTCTCTTTTTCGTCGTTCAACCGTTTGCAAATGTCGCAAAGATGATCTTCAAACTCGTCGGCTTGATCGTAATCAAAAATGGAAACCGCCTCGTGCATGGCGTTGAGGTCGTTGAGGTAGTCGGGCAGAGGATGCCATGCTTCTGGGTCGCGGTATCCGGTTTTCCACCCACACGCTTCTGCGATGGCTGTGCGTTGTTGTTCTGGTGTCATTTGCCCTCCCTCGCTTTGAGCATCGCGTCGGCTATTTCGTAAGCCATAATCGCGCTCTGGTTTATGTTGTTGTACCATCCCACTTCATTGATTGCCTTCGCCGCGAAGTAGTCGCGCAGGGTCATCCCGATTTGTGGACTCGTATGTCCATCGGCTCCAGTTCTTGCAAACGCCGGTCCTCCGTCGTTGATTGGTGCGCTCATTTCGATTCCTCCACCTTTACCATCGGAACGAAGTCCAATCGGTTGCTCTCGTCGATTGCGATTCCCCAATTGTTCCTGCGGCAGGACAATTCGATGGCGTTGTAGATTTCAATCATTTTTGCTTCTGGTAGATAGATGGACAGAAGCCCCTTCAAGGTGATGCGGTACTGTTCTTCTTCGGTTTGTTTTTTGCTCATTTCGCCTCCTGTCTCTTTAGATATTCACTGATTGCTTCGTCGGCAACGTACTGAAGCTTATAGCCTTTTTTTTGTGCGTATTCCTTCAGTCTCCGATGGGTGTCGTCACTAACGACAAACATTTTGGCAACGGGACGTTTGGGTTTGGGTTTGTTCATTTTATTCGCTCGTAATTGCCTCATGGATGACCTTGAAATGCTCGGCAAAAATGCCGTCTCGAATGGCCAGCGCGATCTGGCGATGTTCCTTCTGCGTACCCTTCGCACACCGCTGCTCGAAGTAATGAATCCATGAACGGATGTTTCCAGTCATGTAGAGTGTCGTCTGCGTGCAGAGCGGCAGAACCATGCGAGCAGTCTCGCGGCTTACGCCCTCTTGCAGGAGCGAGCGGTACGTCTTGAATGCAAGATCGACAGACTTGGCAACCGCGTCGTATGCCCAGTCTTGATCGAAAGTGTCGCCACTTCCCTGGCGGTTGACTCGATCCTGAGTGCGAAGTTCGACCGGCTCCGGCGAATCACTCGGCGCATACCGTTGTGAAAATTCTTGGAAGCAGAACGAGCGATGGCGAATAATCTGAGCGGAGATGGCGCGGCTGGTCTGAATCTCGACTGTCATACTGGCCTGCTCGAAGATGCTCCAGTGGCCGTTCTTGATGCAGTAGGCCAGTAGTTTTGGAGCGGTGAGCAGGCTCATCTGATTGCTCGGATTGCTGACACGCGCTGCGAACGTGATGAAGTCGGACGCGGTCATTGTGCCGTCGCCGACAAGTGGTTTTGTGATTGCTGCGATTTTGACTTTCATGGATGCAAATTAAATTCTTAGGTTTGAGCGTTAACTAGGAATGCGCTCCCCTCCCCCCGTCTTCCTTAGTTTAGAACGGCTTTTCTTCGTCAGACTCAGGAGCAGTCGGCGCAGGAGCTGCCTTCATGTTCTTGATGCGATACGCCTTCTTCTTCTCTCCATTCGATTCGTACTCTTCAGCACGGACAGTGATGGCCAACTCTAAACCAATCATTGAGCGCAGGAAGTTGGCATAGCTGCCCTTGACGCCAAGGAAGTCCACCTCGGTTCCATCCGGCACATTGTGGTTGGTGGCGGCGACAAGCTGATTCACGCGGAACCAGACATTCTCCTGGTTGATAAAACGGTCGGCGATGCTCGATCCGTCCTCGGTTGCGAATGTCACCTTGCAGACCTCGCGGCCCTTTGCATCGAGCGTTTCCTCGACCTTCATCACGGTGACGGTGTACTCGCCTTCAGCGTTGATGTAGCTGCCTCCGGCGTCCTTACGATTGACTTTGAACATATTGTTTTAGGGATTTGGATTGTGGTCTAACTCTCGGATTTATTCAGCACCCATTTCGGGCATGAAAGCGTTTGTGTTGCAGTCGGATAGGCTGGCCAACTGTCCAGTGCGCGGCACTCGTGGAGCATTGAGATGGCCTTCCTGCGAAGGTTCTCACCGGCCTGAAGCCATTCGATGTCCAGCTTGTAGATGCCGATGGCGTACGGCGCTTTGCGTTCCACGGCGACGAAGATGAAGTTCTCCGCTCCGGTCATCGCCAGATAGTGCGCGGCTTGAATGTGGTAGCCGAACGAGGTGACGGTCCTTGAGAATGCTTCAGCCGAAGCATCGTCGGTCGTTTTCACATCGACCAGGGTGTGGTCCTCGACCCAAAGATCAGGGCGAGCTTTCAGAGGTAGGCCAGTCTCCTCATCTTGAGCGAAGACACTCGCCTCGATCTTGTGTGGCAGGTTGATGATGTCCCAGAACGGATGGCGTCGGACACTGTTCGCGACGCCCTGGACATCAATGTCCTCGGCATGAGTCAGGTGGATGCGGCTCTTATGTTGCTCTTTCCACGCTTTGCCCTCCTTGTTCCGACCGTCGATGTCCGGCGGAATCACGGCGACGACTTGCGAGTACAGTTGCGGTTCGAGAACAGCGGTATGAATCGCCGTGCCAAGCTGCATGGATTTCGTCGGCTCCTGATGCTCGTCCAACGCTGCCTTGTAGTGCGCTGGCGACTTGAGGATCTTGGTCATCATCGACTTTGAGAGAGCATCAACGGCGTGATACTTCTCCGCTGGCATGTCGAAATTAACGTGGCGGTTTAGAATGCTCATTCGAGTGTGGGAGCTGAAAATGCCTTAGCCTTGATGATGAAGCTGTCAGGATCGGACACGATCATGTTGGCCACCTTGGTGCTGACATCGCGGAAGTTCTGACCTTCCTTGATCAGGTTCTTGCTGATGAGAAACGCATTGGCGATGTCGCTGTGCGGTTCGAGAATTTGCTCCAGCTTGTCTGTCAGCGAGAAGGTCGATTCCGGCGTCACATTGACCGTCTGGCGCGTTGGGGCGGCGACGGTGGGTGTTGATGGGGTGTTGAAGTCGGCGGCTTCCTCTGGGGTGTACACGCCAGCGACAACCTCTGGCGCGAGCATGCGGATAGCCTTCGAGATGCAGCGAGCGCGGAGCATGGCCGACGGATCTTTCTGCCAGCCAGATCCTGGCTTTGCGGGTAATAGGCCAGCTTGCTTCGCGTCCTCAGTCGTGAATCCGATTTCGCATTCGTTGCCGTCGTACTTCCAAATAGCAATCGCGGCGTTTGAATCGAACTGTTTCCAGATGACCTTACCGCCGCGAGTCCGGTAACCAGCAAGCATCGCATCCGACCGCATCGTCAACGATCCGTTGACCAGATGAAACTCGCGCTTGAAGTCGAACGGAGTCTTGCGGGTGGCCAGACACTCAAGGGCAATCATGTTCCCCTGCTCATCCTTCTGACAATTAAAGACTCCGCTCCTGGCAATCCAAGATCCGAGTTCCTTCACCGCTTCAAGCGATGTCCCGATGCGGGAGTAGAACTCGCCGCTGTCAGTGCTGGTCGTTGCCAGCGATTGCGTTTGAGACGGCACTGCTACCGTCAGGTTGGTTTGTAGGTTGCTGCTCATTTGTATTCTCGTTGTTCTGCTGTTTTGGTTTCTTGCTTGCGTACGGATTCACGGCTCCGGTCATTGCGCGACTCTCAAGAATCGCCGCGATGTCGGACTCGGTGAAAAGGATTCGTCGGCCAATTCTCCTGTGCTGGATGCCGTCATTGCGAACGATTCGCCTTAGCGTCTCGGTGCAGATTTGAAGCATCGCTGCTGTGGCTTTGGCGGTATAGACTTTCAAGTTTGAAAAGGGGGATGGCAACTGGGTGTTCAATCACGGGCAGAAAATCCAATAAAGCCCTGTCGCGCCACCTCGACGCGCTCTATGCCCAGTTGCCAAAAAATTGTCATCGTTGCGGACGTAGTGTTGCAGTCGTCTCAAGTCGTTGCAAGAGGGTTTTCAGAATTATTTTCAGCTCCATGCCTGGGCAACCATCGATTCAATCGTGTTCTCTGGTTGCTGGCGCTTAGTTTTGCTTGGTTTCTCGTCGATTTCGGAAAGATTGCGGAACTTGGCGAGCAGGTCGTCGATGGATGTGTCGGCCACAGGTTTTGTTGCCTGCTCCTCATGCGGTTCATCGGCCTTCCTATCATCGCCCCTCTTGCCCTTGCTTCGCTTCGCAACCTTCCGCTTGAGGCCTTCAACATCATCTTGCAACCGGCGCACAGTTGACTTCAAAACGGCCAACTGCCGCTCAAAAGCGCGATGCTCACGGATGATCGACAACTCGCTTGTCTCAGCGTCGGCTGGCCGAAACTCGCAACCCTTCCACTGCCGCTCAATCTTGTCGAACACCAGCACCCGACACTTCGGATGCCGCATCGAATTGAACGCCCGTATCGCCGCCGCCAAGTCGCAACCCATCTCCTGGCCGATGTAGGCCAGAACTTCCGACTTACTCGGGTCCAGATCATGCCGCTTCGGGGGCATCTGGCTGAACATGGTTCGTGGTGTTTTTCCTGATGGCAAATAGCTCATAACGAACTCTAGTCTGCGGTTCATACCGACCCTTGTCAAGGTCCAGTAGTTAGATTTCCATTTTCTCGGTTAGATTCAACTCTTCCACGGTTAGCTACACACGTTATCTATTTCACTAAAATGAAACCCCCCTTGGGATTAAAAACCCAAGGAGGGGTGGTTTCATCCCGAAAACGGTATGCTTGCTCCCCGCCTTTGAGGGCGGTGTCGCAACCGTTCGGGATGAAAAAGATGAAGATGCGTCGCTCAATCGCTCGACTTGAATGCCGCGCAAACGCTCTAAACGACGCGCTGATGCGTTTTGATTGCTGGATGGTGTGATGACAGCGGACATAGGTTTGGGTGCGCTAGAATCGAATCGGTCGGACGACCTAGTTTTGACTGCGGATTGGTGGCCGACGGGACATCTAACTTTCTACGCGGCGAAAAGTTCTCGCGCAAGTGTTCGATACGCTAGCTCGGCGGTTGCTGGGACAACACCGTTACCGAGGAGTCGGAGTTCATCCGTTCTATTGTCACAGGTGACGCACAGCTCGGCATAGTCCAGCCGACCGGAACTCCCATCAATGTCTCGACCCAGCGAGCATTCAGGCGAGATGTCGATGACACGGGGTGGCTCCCATGCGAAACGGTGTTCGTCAGGACGACTCGGCCAAACTCGACCGCGTAAACCTTTCTGGCCAACTGATCCTCCCGATTCCGATCCGCCACCGCATACATCCATGCTCCCGGTGAATCCTTCCCATCCCGCGCCGATGCGGTTGGCCAGGATGAAGATTCGCTTCCGCTGGTGCGGTGCGCCGACTTCAGACGCGCTGAATATGCCTGCCGTAACCCGGTAATGAAGGCTTTCCAATCTCTCGATGCAGTGTCCGAAAACGCTAGAACCGTCTGGCATTCGCGCGGTGAGCAATCCTTCAACGTTTTCGGCGAAGAGCATTCCCGGCTGCATGATGGCGATTCCATCTGCAATGATGTCGAACAACCACCGCTCGTCATCGACCGCTTTTCGCTGTCCAGCGACACTGACAGGCTGACATGGCCAACCGAATGAGAGAATCCCGCCAGCCATGAGTCGAGTGAAGCTGCTCCAGGGGAAAGTTCGAACGTCCGCGAAAATAGGGGCTGAATCCAGGAGTCCGTTTTCCATTTTCGCAACCAGGTTCGCGATGGCAAATGCTTCCCTCTCGCAGTAAGCGACTGTTCGAAGATTTGGGATACAGCGTTGGAGTCCAAGGCCGATGCCCTCGTATCCTGAGCAAAGACTGACGTAAGGGATGATGGGAGAATGATGATGCATGGCTTCATGCTTTCACCCGCTCCACCACCGGATAAACATCGTAGTCCTCCGCCATCTCGAACGGGACGACCCGAATCCGACCTTGCGTGTACTCGCCGGGGTTCAGCTCCTTGGCCGCTCGATCCGCCTCCTTGCGCGTGGAGAATTCGACCGTCTGGTAGCTGACGACCTTCTCCTTCATGTCGGACCAGCCAATCGCGCCGCTGATCTGGATCTTGAATTTTGGCGGGGCGAATTGATTACGGATCATTGGCACCCTCCCTTTCGGATTATCGAGCAAACCGTCTCCGCATCGTCGATCAGCATTCTCCGCCGATTATCGCCCTCGCTCGTCGTGTCGCGGTACATCCGCGCGTAGAAAAGCGAATCCTCCAGTATTGTCGCCGCGCAATCAGCGTTGCGAAGCCGGTTCGCCGCCTCGCGGAGCATTGGTGAATGCATCATGTGCGCGAGTGATTCGAGATTCTCGATCAACTCCTTAAGCGGCATCGTACTAGCCTGCACAAGGACCTTTTCGGATAGGTTTTGGTAAAATGTTTTTTTGTCGATCATTGCAACGTCTCCGGTTCTCCGGTTTGAACCAATTTGTCGCCAATCTCGCGTTCGATGATCAGTTCAAGGATCTGATGGCCGTCCGCGTCTATGAGGGAGCAGATATGCCGGTCGTCGTCGTAGATCGAGAGCGGGGTGACGCCTGGCGTCTCGCACTCGCCGTTGATGATTGCGTTGAATAGATCGACAATCGTTTGGGCGTTGTCGCGGGATTGGATGGTTAGTTTCATTGGTTTCTGTTGTTTTACCGTCCGGTGAAAGCAGGGTTTTTACTGTCGAGTTTCGTTTCGAGTCGCAACTTGCAAGGATTCTTTGGCGGTTTGTTTCTCAAGCTCGCGCATGACCCTCCGGCCATAGGCGCGCGTGGACGATCTTTTAAGGGCTTTTGGCCCACCTTGCCAGAGTCGAGCGAGACTTTCGTCGCTGAGGTGTTTGCCGTAATGCGAGAAATAGGACTCCGCGATGAAGATTGAGATGGCCCGATTGGTTACCTGCGCGTGCGCGTAGTGCGTCCCCATGATCCGATTCACGTCGCGGACCATGATCGACTTAATCTGCAACGCGCCGAGTTCGCCGTGTTTGCCGCGCGCATGATCGTTTCCGTTTGATTCGACCTGAATGAGAGCGGATAAGAGCAATGGATGCATGATTTGATGCGCGATAGAGGTTTATTCGTGGGATTTGCGCGTGGAACGGATGCGCGCACCCCCGGTTTGAATCACTGGCCTTTCGCTCTCCTGATTACCTCGCGAGCAAAGTCTAGGTCCTCGTCGTCGGCCATTGGATGAACCAGGCGT